CGTCCTCTCTTGACGTCCTCATTGCAGATATTCATGATCTTCAACTTAAGGAACAAACTCTTGAACGCACTTATTTTGACGAACTTATGGATTTTTTCGAATGCATGAAAATTTTCATGACTAATATATCTGAATCTTATGGCGTTACTTTTCCAATGAAACGTCTTGAGACATTCCTTTGTTCTTTGTATTTATTGCTCACATGCAATGATAAAAAACAATTCACTGCTGCCGCTCTTATTTGTTTCCAAGTTATATGTCCTCAGTCTTTGACAGGTCATTTATTTGATCAATTCTTGGCTATTCAAGAAAATATTTGGAAGGAGCGCAATCTTGCTTACAAAGATGATGCAATGAAGGAACAAGGCCTTATGCGTGACATGATCACCAACTGGGAGAGAATGTCTGATTCAACTCTTTTGGATAAAGTTCGTGAGTTTATTTCATTTTGCATGACATTCGGAATTTTTGAACATTTTGGATTTGCACAAAGTACAGCTGATATTATATATGGTGAATTTAAAGCAACCAAGAAACATAAATCTGTGACCTCATTTGCTTTGGCGTTTTGTGATATTTTAGAATATGTTCTATCTCGAGTTGTACAATGTGTTGAAACAAAATCTTTGGGTCCTCTAATTCACAACTCTAATGAGTATTCGAACTGGCATGATGATTGCACTCGAATTGTTGAATGGAGTTTGATGCTTGGACATGATCCTTTAGTTCGACCTTTTTCGGAACAAGAATTTGACCAACTTTGTGATCAATGTATTGATCGTGGTGAGGAATATATCAAATTTGCTAAATCTACTCGTGATCGCCGTGATTTGAATGCTATAGTTAGCCGCATTAGAGTTATCCATGGAGATTTCAAAACGACTGAGCTTGTTGGTCAACCTCGAAAAGCTCCTTTTGCTGTTTTGCTCACAGGTGATTCTGGTATTGGTAAAACTTCTATTCAGAACCTATTATTCCATGTCTTCTCTCATACATTTCAGTTACCAGATGATGATCGATTTAAATATACACGTGATACGAACGATGATTTTATGTCAGGATTTAAATCTTACATGTGGTGTATTATTCTTGATGATGTCGCTGTAACAGCCCCTTCTTTGTTGACGCAAGTTGATAAATCCGTCGCAGAACTTTTTGTTTTTGTGGGTAATGTAGCGGCAACAGCGAATATGGCCGATTTGAAAGATAAAGGTCGCATAGCCATTCGACCCCGATTGGTGATAGCAAATTCTAATGCCCCTACTCTTAATGCTGAGTACATGTTTAATTGTCCTGGTGCGGCTCGTCGGCGTTTGCCCTTTCGTATTACTCCAACTGTAAAACTTGAATTTCGAACTGCTCCAGAGGAGAATTATTTGGATTCCGCGAAAGCGTCTACTTCTGCGAGTTTAGTTCCCGATTTTTGGAATTTCAAGGTTGAGGAAATTCGACCTTTGCCTCTTAAAGACAAAACTGGAAAGAAAAATACTGGTGCTAAGGAGATAGTCATCCTCGAAAATGCATCAATGGGTGAATTTCTTGAGTGGTTTGTCAAAGCTTCCAAAGAATTCGAGCGCAAACAAGATCAAGTTGTTGAAAAGATGAACAAATTGAAGGTTTTAACTTACTGTGAACATCATATTCCGTGTGATATTTGTACTCGTTGCAATATCTTTGAACAATCCGAAGTAATCATGTTTACTAATACAGTTACTTTAGGTCTTATCTATGGATGTTTTATGTCATGTATTTACGCGATTTATCGTATTATGACAATCTGGCAGAATAACCGTATTACTGATCGTATTGAAAACTTAGAACGTGTTGCAAATCGTGTTGATCAAGTTGCTCATCGTCTGGTAGGACCTATTGAGAATGTCAGTTCGACTATTGCATCTGTGAGTAACGGTGTTAATGACATTAAGGAAAAACTCGATACATCCAAAAAACGTATTATGGAGATTGGTACGAACACCGCCAAGTCACTTTCTGAGCGTAAAGAATTCCTTGTTATTCCATTGATTTTAGCGGCAATCGCAGCCTGGAAATTTACTTATCGGAAGAAACAAGAGGAGGAGGAACAACTCAAGATGTGCAAACCAGAACCTTTGAATGAAAAAGAAACTGCACGCTGGACTATGCCAATTCCTGTCTTTGATAAATGTAACTTGCTTCCACAGTCAATTTCAGCGAAAGCTGTTAGTCGTGAACAATTTCTAGAAAAAGTGTCCCACAATGTAGTTCATTTGACCATTAGAGGGGAAACTAAGGAAATTAATTGCTCAGCAGTTATCCTTGGACCTAGTTCGATTCTTATGAACAGTCATATTTTTGATGCCTTAGATGAAGTTACAGAAATGCATGTTTTGTTCTATAGTAAACTCACACATATTGGGAAAAATACCAAAATCATTTTTAAAAAGGAAGCGTCAGAGCTCTTCCGCTATTATGATTGTGTTATTCTTAAATTCGAATATTTTACACCCTTACCGACGATTTCAAATTTCTTTCCTAAAGAGATTCTGAGTGGTCGTTTTAACGCCACCTATATATCTCGGGATAAAATGGGAGATGCTCACTTTACTTTAGTGAAGAATATCTCTTGTGGATTAAAAGTAAATGAAATCCGTGGGCAGCGTAAAGAGTATATGGTTGCCACTGGCACAGTATTAGAAGATACACAAGATGGATTTTGCGGTTCTCTGCTTGTTGCAGACACGACACATGGACCAGTTATCCTTGGTATTCATTCTCTTGGAGGTTGTAACAAAATTAGTTGTGCGAGTTTGATTACTCATCATATGATTCCCGAACACTCTCGAATAAATCATGGATCAATAGATGTCGGTGAAAAACGTATTACTGAGCAGATGGAAGATGATGTGCCTACTAATGATTTACCTTATTTAGTTGAACCCGTAGTTTTAATTCCACAATTACGATCTCGTGACCCTTTAGCTTTTCGAGAATCTGGTGTGGGTGAAGTTTACGGGTCTCTGGGAACAGGTCCTTCCAACCCCAAGACAAAAGTATGCAAAACATTTACCAGTGATTTTTGGGCAACTAAAGGTCATGAAACTGATTGTATTCCACCAGTTTTCTCAAATAAAGCGTATCATTATGCTTTGGATGATATGATGAGTGAAGATATTCTTATTTCATGCTCGGAAATTAACTTTGTTGCGGAACGGATCACAGATGATTTCATTAAACGATTAGATGATGAAGACATAATTATGATGCGTTCTATGTACGATCGTAATACAGCAATTAATGGGGCAGTAGGTGTTGGAGGAGTTAATAAGATTGACTTTAAGACTTCCTTGGGTTTTCCAACGTGTAAGGCCAAGAAGAGTATCGCTAAACAGTTACCAGACGGTGATTATTCAATATCCCAAGAACTTAATAACGAATGTGATCGACTTATGGAAATGGTTATGTCAGGTACACTGACTCGTGCCATTTTTCGCACTTCTCAAAAGGATGAACCACGTCCTGCTGCGAAAGTAAAAGTCGGTAATATTCGTACCTTTATGGGAGCAAATACACCGTTTTGTATCGTAAAACGTCAATTTTTCCTACCTTTAATTCGGGTTATTCAACGTCAACCTTTGAAATTTGAGACCGCGGTCGGAATTAATGCTCATTCTAAACAGTGGGATGTACTAGCAAAACATATTTTGGAATTTTCAGAATTAGTATTTGATGGTGATCATACCAAATTTGATAAACGTATGTTAGCTATGGTCATTTATAATATGTTTAAAATTGCTATTAATATCTTAAAGTATTGCTATGAAAAAGGGGGTCTTTACACCCCCGTTGAAATATCGCAAATGGTTCGTGCAATGCATTGCCTTGCGATGGATACAGCTTACGCTTTGATTGATTTTAATGGTACTTTAGTTACATTTCTTAAAAATCATGTTTCTGGACAAATTATGACGGTTATTATTAATTCATTTACAAATAGCGCCTATATTCGTATGGCATATCGTCGTTGTGTTCCAGATGATTCCGATTTAAAATTGTTTACCCAGAGAGTGTTACCAGTTACGTATGGCGATGATTTTATTATCTCTGTTAAGCCAGAAATTTCCCACCAATTCAACTTTCTTCAAGCTAAAATAGCCATGGCTTCATTCGGAGTGAAAATTACACCTGCATCAAAAGAAATGGGAGATTACACACTAACACAGCTCACAAATTTAGATTTTCTCAAACGAAGTTTCACTTTTAGTAAAGATCTTAACCGTTGGGTTGGACCATTAAATAAGCGTAGTATTTCAAAATCACTATTAATTGGGATAAAATCTGATAGCATCACGCACGAAGAACAGTCAATTTTTACGATGATGTCGGCATTACAAGAATACTTCTTCCATGGACGGGAAGCCTATAATGAATTTCGATTGCAGATTTTCGAGTGCATTGAGCACTACCAGTTGCATTATTTAGTGCGCGACCACATGTTTCCTATATACGAAGTACAGCTGGATAAATACAAAAACAATGATATTGTACATTTGGATTTACCGGAGGAACATAAGGAAACTCTCCATTTGGAGGAGCAATGTGAATGTCGTGAATATATGCGACTTAACCAAGCTCGATACCTATATGGGATCGAGCTGCCTGAACTTAGCCTTTCTGTGGATTATATTTTTAATCACAGATGGTATCACATATTCAGAAGATTCATTTTCAAAATTAAATGCTCTTATATTGGAATGAATGTAGAAGTCTTCTGCAGTTCTTGTCAATTGGCTGCGAATGACACAAAAGTTACAATTGAACCGTCTGAAGTGGCTTGCCTAGCCTCCTCAGATCAAAAACAATAAGGATTCGAAAACAAGAACAAGCTGATGCGTGTGGCACAGCACAGTGTGAGTTCCCACCAGAGTGGAACAGTACGACTACTACAAGTCACTTTTTGCACTAAGCAGGAAACTAATGAAATTTTGAGATTGTTTGAGCAATCGGAGAATATCCAATTCGTTGATGAAACAGACGGAAATTCTGTCTCCTTACATCAGATCCCTGATCAAACTCGATCTCAAGATGATTTAACTACTGCTACATTTGATCACTACCTTCGTCGCCCAGTGCGTATTTATACCAAGACTTGGAATGAAGGTGATTACCTTAAGGAGTCTTTTGAACCATGGGCCCTTTGGGCCCAACAACCTCAGATTAAACAGAAATTGAACAATTTTGGTCTTTTCCGTGGAAATCTTAAGTTGAAATTGATGGTTAATGCCTCCCCTTTCTTCTATGGCGCCGGTCGTTTGACCTATGAACCTTTAATTGGGTATTTTCGCACAGATACTGCATTCGCTCCTTCGGGAGTTGATTACGACCTCATTGGAAAATCCCAACAACGTGGGTTCGAATTTTACCCCCAATCTAGTATGGGGGGTGAAATGACGCTACCGTTTTTCTATCCTAAAACTTGGTTAGATTTGACATCCATGTCTGATTTTCAGACTATGGGAAAATGCAACTTATTTTCTTATACTCCTTTGAGTAATGCAAATTCCGTTACTACAGCAAGTGTTACTTTAACAGTTGTTGCGTGGTGCGAAGAGGTGCAAGTTTCTGCTCCTACATTTTCCCTTGCTGTTCAATCAGAATATTCCAAACTGGGACCAGTCTCCGGGCCATCTTCTGCGATTGCGGAAGCAGCGCGGTCTTTGAAAAAGATTCCTGTTCTTAAGCCTTATGCTATGGGAACAGAAGTAATCGCTTCTGGTGTAGGTTCTATTGCTAAATACTTCGGTTTTACTAATGTTCCTACTACCTCTGCACAGCATACTTTCAAACCTGGTTCACATTATGGAATGTGTACGACTGAGATTAGTACTCCTTATGAGAAACTTTCTCTTGATGATAAGAATGAACTCTCTATCGATCCTCGTATTTCAGGTCTTCCACCTAAAGACGAGATGCTCATTAGTGAAATTATCGAACGTGAATCATTTCTTTTTTCCTCAACTTGGTCAGCCATTGATGTCACGAATAAGAAATTGTTTAATTCATATATTACTCCAACTCTTTATTCATATACAAGTCAGACCACACCGAATGTCATTACATATTATCAGACACCTTTGAGTCATATATCTCGATTGTTTACCAGTTGGCGAGGTTCAATGATTTTTCGTTTCCAAGTCGTGTGCACACCTTTTCATAAGGGTCGTATTCGTATTACTTGGGATCCACGATTTAATCTTTCTTCCGCTACTGATACACAGTTGGATCAGACTCTCACCACTTCTATGACTAAAATCATTGACATTGGTGAAACTCAGGAAGTTGAAATGGAGATCCCTTACATGCAAGCTCTCGCTTTCATGTCTAATTATGGTACAGATGCATCAAATCCTACCAGTCTCTTCGGAACTGGGGCTTTGCCAGTCATTTCCAATTGGAATTCCTATTTCAACGGTACGCTGTGTATTAGCGTACTCAATCCACAGACTTCCCCTGTAACGAGTTCAGATATCCAAATTCTGACCTTTGTACGAGCGGGTTCTGATTTTAAGTTTGCCAATCCAAGAAATCTCCCTACGAATTTTACTTTCCTTCGCCCTCAAGCGGAGGAAATCATTGTAGATTCTTCTACTGATAAACAGTATCTTACGTTTACTCAGGAGAATGAAACTCCAGAAATTTTTAAAGTTCATATGGGTGAAAGTGTTAAAAGTCTACGACAATTAATTCATCGACAAACCTTTTACAATTGCTTTGTTTGCAAGAAGGGCCAGGATACTGTAAGTGCCGGAACGTATAATAAGTGGATTTTTCCCTTTTATCCGCAGGCTCCAGGTTACCAAAACTCTAATCGCAACAATTTTGCGTATGCCAAAGGTATTGTTTCGAATACTACAACTTTTCCAGTTTGTTATTCGGCACCTTCTGTTTTTAATATGATAGCTCCTCTTTATATCGGCGCTCGTGGTAGCATTGTCTACAATGCGAACGTTGATGGTATTAAAGAATCGAAACTTGTTTCGATGGCGCGATCAGTTAGTACAGATTGGAATGATAAGTCTTTGACTACAAAACAGGGCTGGTTTAATCCAGCATCTTGGAACATTGATGTTAATCCGGCTCTTGGTGCCCCTTCTAAGTATCGTTCTTTGACGTACTCAAATGGCGCTTCTGGTCGTGTTCTAACCAACCAAACAACTCAGGCGGGTCTTATGGCCCATTTTCCCTACTACTCCCCGTTGCGGTTCACCAGTTCTACTGGTTTCCAAACGAGCGCGAATATTGCTACAGCTCTTTCTATTCCTCCAGAAGAAAAAGAACTTGGTATCGAGCTCGTGGTTTCCACTAAGAATTTTTCCACTGATACTAGTAACGACGCGAAATCCACGATTGTGGACTTGTACGTCATGGCTGGTCACGATTTTAGTTTCTTGTACTATAATTGTGTCCCTACCTTTTACTATTATCAGACGGAATATGGTGAGACTGCATAACAACTTATGCCAACGCGGAGTTTTAGTCAGTAAAATCTGACATAATTAGCAATTTATTGCTTTTAGTTCTGAAAACACAAAAACATAAAAATTTTTCATATTACATATTTTCATATTTCATATTTGCATATTCTATATTTTAAAAATGTTTTCTCTTGAACTTTCTCCGCGTGCGGGAACACGCATTTTATACTCGGGCGGCGAGTATAATCTTATTACCATCGTTACTAACGTTTTGGCTGATTTAATTCAGACAAGGTGAATTTACCTTCACAAGCGTTACGTACGCTGGTGAGGGGTTTACACCCTTGTTGCCAATTTCTTTATTAACGATTTAAAAGTCGTTTTTCGC